CATTGCTATTGGTGATAACTCCCATTCAGAGGGTGGTGGTACTCAGGCTGTTGGGTCTTACTCTCATGCCGAGGGTGGTGGTTCACAAGCAATTGGTACACACTCTCATGCCGAGGGTGCTGGTACTCAGGCTATTGGTCCGCAATCACATTCTGAAGGTGGTGGTACAATTGCTATAGGTGCAAGTTCACATGCAGAGGGAAGTGATAACCAAGCAATAGGTGCTAACTCTCATGTTGGCGGTACAAATTCTTCTAGTAGTGGTAGTAATTCATTTATTCATTCACAGAATTCAACCATAGGAACTGGTTCAACAAATTCTATAATATTAGGTGGGTTTAATAATACTATCAATAATAATGTTGAGCGGTCTGTAATATTGGGTGGCGAAAATATTATTGGTAATGAATCTGATACAATATATGGTAATAAAGCTAAATTTAGTGGTGATTTATTAGTAACTGGCTCTACATTATCTAGTTTATTAGTTGGTTTTCCTCAATTACCTTATTATAGTAAAATGGATATAACAAGTGATACTATAACATTTCGAAGTAAGGGTACTAATGATGGTATATTTAGAATCTCACAAACAAATTTCACCTCATCTAATATAATATCTTATAGTTCTAGTACATCAACAATTTTTTCCGGTAGACAAATACCAGACGTTAAATGGGTTAGTGATACAATTTCAGGATTAACCGGTGTATATGTTAATGTTACCGGGGATACGATGAGTGGTAATTTAGTTGTACCAGAATTAAGTGCTACAAGTGTATCGGCAACAACCTATTATGGTGATGGTAGTAATTTAAGTGGGATTTTATCCACATTTACTTCAACGGAGCTTAGTACTCAGGTAAATATAACCGGTGAACAGCCTATATATTTTGGAACACAAGTAAACAATATTTCAGATTTTACAGTAAATGCATCAACAGGTGGAATATATTTGAATGACCGTTCAGGTGGTGGTACGTATATTCAAGATTTCGCTGGAGGTGGTATATATTTGAATGCTAAAGCAGGAGGAGGTATATATTTGAGTGATGAAGGTGGAGGAGGTATATATTTGGATGATGCCACAGGTTCAGGTATACATTTACAAACGAGCCTTTTTACATTACCTATTTCAACATCACCACCAGCATCACCAACTTCAACAGGAATAAAGGGGCAAATTATTTATACCGCAACTCATATATACGTGTGTATTGATACTGATACGTGGGTTAGAACGGAATTAACAACTTGGGTACCATAAATAAAATTATAGATATGGGAAAAATTTTTAATAAAATATTATCATATTTAAAACAATCATGTTTAAAAGATGGTGTGATGAGTTCTACTAGAATTTCATCCTATTTAATTATGATATTAATATACCTTACGGTATTTTACTTCATTGGTGTTGGAATATATTCAATGATTAATAATATTCCAGTAATTATTTCTGGGGAATATATAATAATATTTGGGTCATTATTATCACACCACTTAATATTATTGGGAATTAATAAACAGGCGGAAACTAAAATAAGGGAAATAAAAGCTAAATTAAAAGATTAGACATGGATTTTTTCATAAACAAAGATTCTACCCTTAACCCAATTGTAATGGAATTAATACAAGATGGTAGAACCGATTATAAATCATTTCACGAAATGATTCAAAATGCAAATATAACATTTTCAATGACTAATATTGAGACGGGTGTTAGAAAAATATCAAAACAATTAGCTACATGTTCTTTAAAAGAATCGTGTGATGATTGTACTGAAGAATATTATATTGTATATCAATGGAGACAAAAGGATACTAATAAACCAGGTACATATATTGGTGAGTTTACACTTGAATTTTTAGATGGTAGTGGGACACTAATAGTGCCGATTAGAGAAGAACTTAAAATACATATACTCGATGGTGCAATAAAAAATTGTTAAAAACTTGCATTTATAAAAAAAAATTAGTATTTTTAAGCTTTGCTCAATTGAGCAAAGCTTATTTTATTTATATTACCAATATCTTGAAATTTAATATTTAACTTCTTATATTTACACCAAATTAAAAAATATGATTGAAGTTAATAAAGAGGTTATTTCAAAATTTCTACAAGGTAGAAATCCTCAAAAATTTATTGTTGCTGTAGAAGCTACATATTTTAGTAATAAAGTAGATTTAATTATAAATCATCCAAAGAAGGGTAAGTATATTGAGACAGATACATTTAAACCATTTATATGGATGAGACATGATGTTGGTAGTATATTATATAATGGTAATAGAAAAGAAACAAGAAGACACCTAGAAGCTGCCAGTATAACTATAGAAAGTCTAAAAATAAAAGATGGTAATGGTAATATACCGGAAAGATTAGATAATGGGTATAAGTATTTATTAACCGGTAATCAATCATACAATCAATTATTAAAATTCCTTAAAGATGGTGGTGTAGATGTTTTCGGTAATGAAAAGGAATATTTTCAAACATTAGCACCAGCAGAACAATACTTAATTCAAACCGGTAAACGATTATTTAAGGGTATGGAAGACTATAATGATGTTCATAGACTTCAATTTGACCTTGAAACAACGGGATTACTACCTAAAAAGGATAGAATTTTTCAAATAGGTATTAAAGATAATCGTGGTTTTGAACATGTGTTAGAAGTTACCGGTGATACACCAAAAGAATTAAGGGATAATGAACTAAAAGTAATAAAAGATTTTTTCGGTATAATCGAAATAATTAAACCGGATATAATAGCTGGTTATAACTCCGAGAACTTTGATTTTGATTTTTTAAAGGTTAGGGCTGAAATATTGGGTTGTCCATTAAAAGAACTAGATGTTAAAACTTCTTTTAATGAGGATAAATCCATTTATTTTAAAGAAAACGCTTCAATTAAATTAGGTAGTGAAACAGAATATTATAATCAAACGATTATGTGGGGTTTTAATGTAATTGATATTGCGCATGCGGTAAGAAGAGCACAAGCTATTAATTCTTCAATTAAAAAATGGGGGCTTAAATATATTACTAAATTTTCTGGTATAGCTAAAAATAATCGTGTATATGTACCTGGTGATGTAATACATAAAGTATGGAATGATAATAAAAATAAATATGCGTTTAATGAAGATGATGGAACATGGTATAAAATTAGAGATGATAAACCAATACAAGATAATTATTCAATAGTTGATGGCGCATTTATAGTACGTAGATACTTATTAGATGACCTTTGGGAAACAGAACAAATTGATTTTATTTATAATCAAGCATCTTTCCTTTTATCTAAAATATTACCAACATCATATTCCAAAACATCAACAATGGGTACCGCATCTATTTGGAAATTAATAATGTGCGCTTGGTCATATGAAAATAGATTAGGAATTCCATCATTAGATAAACAAAAAACATTTACTGGTGGTTTATCACGACTTTTAGAGGTTGGTTTCGCTAAAAATGTGGCAAAACTTGACTATGCCGCTCTCTATCCTAATATAGAGTTAACACATAATATATTCCCATCATTAGATATATCTAATGCTATGAAGAATTTCTTATTATATATTGCTGAAACACGTGATGAATATAAGGATTTAAAAAATATTAATGATGAATTAGCTAAATTAGAGGTTGACCCAAATAAAAAGAAAGAATATACGGCACTTAAAAGCTTATATGATAAAAAACAATTACCACTTAAGATTTTGGCAAACTCATTTTTTGGGTCTTTTGGGGCACCTTATTTATTTCCATGGGGAGATACTGATTGTGCAGAAGAAACAACATGTAGGGGTAGACAATATTTTAGATTGTTAGTTAAATTCTTTAAAGATATGGGATTCAGACCATTAGTGGGAGATACTGATGGCGTTAACTTCGCTATACCAGATGATATTGATAAAATAACCTATACATCAGATGGTACACATAGGTTTAATAAATCTGATAAAGAATATACTGGGTTATCTGCTGTTGTGGCTGAATTTAATGATTTGTATATGGAAGGTCGTATGGGGTTAGATGTTGATGAAATTGCATTAACCACAATAAATTTTTCTAGAAAAAACTACGCAGATTTATTACTTACAAAAAATGGTGAAACTGAGGTTAAATTGGTTGGAAATTCCATAAAATCAAAAAAAATGCCGGGATATATTGAAGATTTTATAGATAAATCAGTTAGATTATTATTAGAGGGTGATGGTTATGGATTTATTGAGTTTTATTATGAAACCGTAGAAAAAATATACAGTTATGATATACCATTGGTTAAAATTGCATCAAAATCTAGGGTTAAAAACACTATTGAAACTTATAAAGCTAAGTCAATTAAAACTAATAAGGCTGGTAATCCATTACCTAAACAAGCTCATATGGAGTTATTAATAAATGAGGGTATAGTGCCTGATTTGGGTGATACAATATATTATGTTAATGTTGGTACATCTAAATCGCATGGTGATTTAAAAACAAGTGTTAATAAAGAAACTGGTAAGAAAGAAATAGTATTAAATTGTAAATTAATTCCAACAGAGCAAATAGAAAATAATCCAGAATTAACAACCGATGAATATAATGTACCTAAATATTTAGATGCCCTTAATAAAAAAGTTAAACCATTATTAGTTTGTTTTAAACCAGATATTAGAAACAGGATTATTATAAATATGGTTAAGGATAAAGTAACTAAAAAATTAGTTCTTAATGAAAGGGAATATTTTACAAAAAAAGATACAGAACTTTGTGCTGGTTTACCATATAATGATAGTGACCAAGATAATTATGAGGACTTAATGGTTATGGAAGATAAAGAAATTTATTTCTGGGTTAAAATGGAGTCAAAGGGTATATACCCTAATAATATATCAAAACAAGATTTTGAAGAACTTAAATTAGATTATATAACTAGGATGAGAGAAAAACGTAATCAAGATATAATAGAAGAGAATAATTTTCTTAATAAAACTATTAGGACACTAGAATTACGTGATTTAAAAACAATAAGTAAAACCGGTAAAATACCAGAAATTATAATGGATATTGTGGATTTAGAAATTATTAATAATGATGTTTACTTTGTTTCTAAAAACCTTAAAGATGATGAAGTCCTATGTTTAACAAAGGTTAATTATGGTTTAATAAATGATGTGTTATTTAAATATGAAAATGATGCTATAAAAAGGGCTGAATATTATAAAACCATAGACCTAGAAAAATGTCTAGAAGATAAAAAAGATGTTTATGATATGTGGTTAGAATATATAGGTGAAAGAGAATCTATGGGATTAACTAAATTAGATGATGAAAATACCGTGGTAAAAATTAAAGATAATAATATTAGTGGTGTTAAATTACCAAATACAATTGTTGATGCTATGGAATATTCAGATAATGAAATCCCCATAAATATAGATGATACACCGATTGATGATGGTGATGATGAGTGGAATTTTTAGGTGAAAAATAATAAAGGTGTATATATTAATATGTACACCTTTATTATTATATATTTTTTTTTCAAATCTTTAATATTTTTAATTACATAACATACATCCCCAACGGTCTATTCTTTAGCGTTCTATTTATATTTTCAGATTCTTCAGCTTTTCTTAATAATTGTTCATCTGACGATAAACGTCGTAATCTTTCATCCAATCTTTCAAGAACCGCTTTCCTTTCTTCATTACCCTCATTTAATAATGATTCATAATCCATTATAACATCTGCTTCAGGTACTTTTAATGCACCACTATATTTACCTCTAACTCTACCTAAAGTTCTTTTAGCTTCAGCAATTAATAACTGTCTTATTATTGTTTTTGTTGGTTCATTAAAATCATCAAAATCTAATCTATCTAATGGTACTTCATTTGGTAATTTTATAATATCTTTATTTTCATTTCTACATTGGTCTACATTACCACCACTTGTATCATAATAGTGATACCAAACCCTAGAACCAGCCAATCCTATACCCGATGCTACATTACCTATACCACCGGTTGCAGCCGCACCACCATGACCGAAAGATAATCTTGAGCCAGGTACAGACATAAGATGTAATAATCTAGTACCATCGGGTCCTGCGGTTAATTTATATGTTAATTCACTTCTTAATAATCTATGTTTAAGATTTATATCACCAGCTGTTAATAGTACGTCAAATGCTGGCGCAATATAATAACCACCCATACCACCATTACCCATACCACCACCTTGTCTAGCACCATAACCAGAACCTACTTGACCTACACCACCACCAAAACCATAATCCATACCACCATATTGTGAAAATAAAGCGTGGTCTGTTGATGGTGGGGTTAACCATATAACTTCATTTAATTCTCTACCAGCAGGTATTTGGTATACTTGTCTACCAGCTTCTAGTTCAACATAATCTTTTTTTAATTCCCAAGGACCTCTTGCTTGTAAACCAACTTGTTTAGAATACGCATATGTAAATTGACTTTCAAAATCTATTGACCTTGTTGTTAAAGCAAATGCAATATCAACATTAGTCGCATCTTGACCTATTAATGAAGACCATTGATGCTCAATTAACCATTCTTGAACATATTGGGCGTAATCCTCAATAGATATTTCTAATAAGGTACATAATTGTTCGTCAAGTAATTCAACTTGTCTTATAGGTTCACCTAAAGAATGTCTAACTTGTCGAAATAATCTTTCTTGTTCACTTTTATTTGCTCCCATATAATGTTTTATATATAAATATCTAAAATATTTACTATTTACATTATTTTTTAATATAACTAACTGTGATTGATGATACGTTTAATTAGTTCAAACCCCTCATCTATTGTATTAAAAGAAACTTCTGGAACTAATATACTTTTATTAACTATAATAGTTGGTACGTTATATGATTTTGTTACATTAAATAATTCTAAAAATTTAGAATCATTTTCTGGTAAATCACCGTCAATTTCATCAAACTCTAAATTATCTTTCTTTAATAATTCCTTAAGTTTATTACAATATGAACATTCTCTTATGGTATATATTCTAATCATTTTCTATTAATTCTAAAATAACATCTATTATTTCTTCATCTGAAACATTACCGCATTTTTCACCTAATATTTTATCTATAACGGATTTTTTATTCTGAAGTACTGACCATATTCTAATTGATATAGTATTTAAGAATAATTGATAATAAATACTAACATTATTTAATTGTCCAATTCTATGACTCCTATCTTCAGCCTGTTCATTTAACCCAGGCACCCATTCATATGAATTAAATATAACTATATTTGCTGCTGTAAGTGTAATACCAACACCAGCTGATTTAATGTTACCTATAAATATTTTAACATCCGGGTCATCTTGAAATCTATCAATTGAGCGTTGTTTTTGTTTGTCATTCAATTCACCATAATGTACAACACATGTCTTATTAAATATTGATTGTAACTCTAGTAATTCCTCGGTAAAGTTAGTAAAAATAATGACTTTTTCACCTTGCTCTATAGCATTTTGAGCTAATTCTACTGTATATGGAATACTTTCCATTGCAATATTCTGTCTCAATAATATTAATTCCACTAAATCACGATTAATTCCACCTCTTTTCCCAGATTCTTTACGTTTTTGTAAATACTCTTCCCATAAATTCTCATATTTATTACGCCCCGAACTTGATAATTGATGATATACTGGTATTATCGTTTTTTCCGGCATATCTAAAACATCCATCTTTTTTCTTCTAAGAATTATATTTTTTGTTTTGTTAGCTAATTCCTCTAAATTGGAATTCCCATTAGTTAACCATATTTGCTTTTTTTTGCCGTTTTTAAGCGTTTTCATGAATCTTTTACCATCACAGTATCTAGTGGCGAAGAATTGCCAATTATTAGCCACGGGTGCTTTAATTAAGTTTAATAGGTTAAAAAAATCCATTGGTCTATTAGCTATTGGGGTACCTGTCAATAACCAAACTTTTTCCACATTATGTTTAACACATAAATCAACCATAATCTCACCCCTAATACTTTTATGATTTTTTAATGAATGGGCTTCGTCAACTATAACTAAATCAAACCCGGCATCAACCATTTCGTTTTTAAATTCAACTATTACATCTTCATCAATATTTTTATTTTTTAAACCACGTTTTTTTATTTTATGAAAATTCTTAAGTATATCATAATTAATAATAGTAAATTTAGCATTTCCCCATTTTTTACCATTAATTATTATAGTATCATCACAAAATATATTTATTTCTCTTTCCCAATTAATTTTTAGTGATGATGGGCAAACAATTAATATTTTCTCAGCACCACTCTCTAGTGATGCTACAATACTTGACATTGTTTTACCAAGCCCCATATCATCAGCTAATATACAACCATTTCTTGATAAAAGAAATTTAACAGCCTCTTCTTGATGTTTAAATAATTTTTTATTAAACTTTGATAAAATGGTATTATATTTCTCAAAATTTACTTCAACATTGATATCTTCAAAATATGGGTCATCTAGTAATTGTGTTTTTGGAATCCAGTATAATTTACTAATTTCTTGATTTTTCTTTAATTTACCATATATGTGAAAAGTTTTTTCAGTTTCGGCTAATATATATTCAACTAAAATTTTTTCTGGTGTAAATGATAATCCATCATTTTTTTGCAATTCAATACCTAAATAATTAGTTATATTTAATACCCTATTTATCTTAATTGGGTCTTTATCAAAATTATCTCTAATATATTTTGACTGATTAGTGGTTAGTGTTATTTTTCCATGTTTAATATATTTCTTTCTTAAATTAGTAATATAGGGGTTTTTACCGTTATAATCTTCTAATAATGGTAATGCTGAATTTTTTCTTATAGTTTCTAAATTAATCATATAATATTTATTAATATACCATAAATATTATAAAAATAAAGATATTTAGAATAACTTAAATATTTATATAGTAAAACACTCAACCACTAAAATAGTTGAGATTATTAAATATAAATATTTTATGAGTAATATAATACCTATAAACCGATTAAATAAATTTTTCTCCCAAAATGATTTTGATATTGAAGTTCAGCTTGGTAGGGAATATATTGAGGGGGATATTAATATGCGAGTTATATTATACCAAATAGATAGAGAAACTAGTATGGTTGATGATTTATATGGTGAATCTGGTAAACACGATATTAGATATAAAGTACCAGTAGAATTATCGGTGATTGTAACATTAAGCGAACCAGATAATAAAGTATATAATGAGGGTAGTGGGTCATTAAGGTATTTACAAGATGGACAATTAAGATTTGGTGTTTATGATTCTCAATTAAAAGAATTAGGGGCCGATATTACATATGGGGATTACATAGGTTATGTAGTTTCTGAAAGAGAGATTAGATATTTCAGTGTAGTTAATGATGGTTCTAAAAATTATGATAATGCTCATACAATATTTGGGTATAAAGGTGCCTTTAGAACAATAATATGTGCACCTGTTGATAATGATGAATTTTCATCTATATAAATTTATAAAATAAAGATTAATGTGTGCATTACCTAAAAATTATAGAAAAAACTTAAATATATTACCCAAGAAATATGGTCCTGAACAAAGGGAGCAATTATTGGATAATATTATGGATAATGGTACATATTTACCTAAAGGTGTTTCATTAGAAGATTTAGATTCAGCATTTATTGATTTTGTTAAAAAAGACCTTGAAATAGTTATTGATGGTGAGAAAATACCTGTAATATTTTTAACTTTACAAAGATGGGTTGAATTTACAAAAACGTGGGAGTTTACAGGTAAACATAAGGATATTAAAATACCTTTCATAACGATTGTTAGAAAACCAGATACTCAGCCAGGTACCAACCAACAAAGTTTATGGAATACCGCCACTAGATTAACTTACACTTATTACAAAGTACCAACATTTGATGGTGTTAGAAAGGGTGTTGATGTATATAAAATACCCCAACCAACTGCTATTGATATGCTTTATGAGGTAAGAATATTTTGTAATAAAATGGTTGATTTAAATAAAATGCAATTTAAAATAAATCAAATTTTTAGGTCTAGACAGTTCTATATTAACCCAAATGGTCATCCAATGCCAATCGTTTTAGATACATCTGGTGATGAAAGTCCTATAAATGATTTTGAAAATAGACGGTTTTATGTACAATTATTTGAAATGAGATTAATGGGTTATATATTAGATTCTGATGAATTTGAGGTGATACCAGCTAAAAATAGGGCATTACTAATATATGAAGTTGAAAGGAATGTTAGAAAACCTATGGTCAAAATTAAATCAGATAAAGATACTAGTTTAATATCATATAACTTAATATTTAAACCTTTATCTGATACAACATTTACAACCATAGCTGAATTTGATATTAAATTTGTTGAAATTATTGGATTGATTAATATTAATTCATTAATTATAACCGTAAATAGTAATATTGTAACTACACCATTTGTAGTTACATCTGGTGATGAAATAACATTTACCATTTCAAAACCCGCTCAACTAGAATCTAGATTTACATTAAACGGAAAATTATTATAAAATGACAATACAGAGAAATAGTTCTAATATAAATAAAACATTCATAATTGGTGATAATATAGTTGCCGATGAAATACCAGTAGTTGTTGGTCAAACAATTTTAGATACCATACCAAATAATGATGGTGATGGGGTTATATGGAATTATATGATTAAATCATCAATCGGTTTGAGGGTTGGTACTATTACCGGTGTTTGGTCAATTAGTACAAATTCTATAGAATATTATGAAACATCAACCAATGATATAGGTAATACTGAAATGGTTGAGTTAACAGTAGATATATTAGATGATAATATTAGATTATTAAGTGTGGTTAATAGTGGTGAGTGGATTATTAGAATAAAACGTACAATTTTATAAAAGTTTAGACTATTTAATAATAAAATGAAGCGGATACATAAGTCATATAAGTTTAAAATTTACCCGACAAAGGAACAAGAATCTTTGTTGAGTAAACACTTTGGACATTGTAGATTTGTATTTAATAAATTCTTAAATGAGCGTAAAGAGAAGTATCTAAACGAAAAGACTTCACTGAACTATTACGATAACGCAAATAACCTAACAAAACTTAAAAAAGAAGAAGATTTTGTTTGGTTAAAAGAAGTTAATAGTCAATCACTACAAGCATCAATTAGGAATTTAGATATTGCCTATAAGAATTTCTTCAATAAGCAAAATAAATTTCCAAGATTTAAGTCAAAATATGATAGACAAAGTTTTAAAGTCCCACAAAACATATTGATTGAAGATAATAAACTTGTAATCCCTAAATTTAAAGAAGGTATTAAATTAAACCTTCATAGACAATTGGAAGGTAATCTATTGTTTGCGACAATATCAAAATCAACAACAGGTAAATACTATGTTTCTATCACTTGTGAAGTTGAACATAAGCCATTTGACAAAACAAATAAGTCCGTTGGTGTGGATACAGGAATAAAAGAACTTGCAATACTTTCAGATGGAAGCAGTTATGAGAATATTAAATCACTTAAAAGTAAATTAAAAAAACTAAAATATGAGCAACGACAACTTTCTAAAAAAGTAAAAGGAGGTAAATCAAGAAATAAACAGAAAATAAAACTTGCTTTAGTACACGAACAAATCACAAACATTAGAAAAGATTATTTACATAAGGTATCAACTGAAATTGTCAAAAACCACGACATAATATCAGTTGAAGACTTAGCGGTAAAGAATATAATGAAAAATCATTGTTTAGCGCAAGCAATGAGTGATGTTTCGTTGGGTACTTTTTACACTATGCTTGAATATAAAGCTAATTGGAATGATAAACAATTTGTTAAAATTGATAGATTCTTTCCAAGTAGTAAAACCTGTTCAAGTTGTGGATGGATAAAACAAGATTTAACATTAGTCATTAGAGAGTGGACTTGTGAATCTTGTGGTGAACATCACGATAGAGATGTAAATGCAGCAAAAAATATTTTAAAGCAAGGTTTAAATATATTGTCGGGTTCATGGATTGAATCCTACGTAAAGCAAAAACAAGGTGAGGCGTTACCATTAGGTGAGTCTGTGACCCTTGAAGTCCAACCCATCGGCTATGCCGTGGGTGGGTAGTTCACAGTATATTTTTACGTGTTTAAACATGAAATTTGGTTAGTAACAGAGTTTTTGGTATTTAAAAGTATATTTATAAATAAGGAAAAATAATATAAAAAATTAAATAAAAAATTAAATGGCTAATAGCATTTTTGTCAGTCCAGGAGTTTATACATCAGAGAATGATATCTCTTTTGTTGCACGTAATGTTGGTGTTACAACACTAGGGTTAGTTGGTGAAACAACGCAGGGTCCAGCATTCAACCCAGTATTTATTACAAATTATGATGAATTCAAAACATTTTTTGGTGGATTAAATTCTACTAAGATAGCTTCAACGGGAGCACCTAAATACGAATTACCTTATATAGCCAAATCTTATTTAAGTGAATCAAATCAATTGTTTGTTACTAGAGTATTGGGTAAGTCAGGTTATAATGCGGGTCAATCATGGGGTATAACATTAGATGCTGCATTAGATGAATCAACGATTAGTGAAACTATTTCAGCAACAACAGTATCTAATTTTATAACATACCAAGCAACTAGTGCCGGTACATTAACTGATATAACCACATCACAGTCTTGGGTTCAAACTCTTTATGACAATGGTGATTTAGATACAGATTTGTTAAGTTTACCACTTAAGAGTACTGGTGATACCGGTAGTACGGCTGCAATTGTTTGGAATAAACCAAGTGAAACCGCTGGTGTATTTAGTGGTGTTACATTTACTTATTTTGTAACTGGTACTGGTACTATGCCAGATGGTGGTATAAGTGGTACTACTAGTGCATCTACAATAGTATATTATTCTGGGTCTTCTTATAATGATGTTGAAGATAAAATTGTTGCGGTATTAAGAAGTCGTGGGTCATATGATGGTGATGAAATTTTAAATCTAGAATGTGGTACACCAACGGATATAGTTATCGATAATACAAATACAAGTGCTCAAGATAATCCTTTAGGTTCAATTACTTTAAGTGCTAATTCTTTAACACAAGGTAATGTTACTTATGACATATCTTTTGATAATACTAAGAAAAATTATATAACCAGAGTTCTTGGTAGAACACAAAGTGATGGTAAGACAGCAGTATTTGTTGAAGAAGTATATAAAAATATGTTGGATAAATATATTGATGACGAAAAAGTTAGAGGTATTAATTTAACATTAGTTCAATATGATACATCATTTAGTGATAATAAAGTTGAGTATTCTCCGGCAGTTACACCTTATATAGTATCAGAGGTTCGTGGGTCTAATATTATTAGATTATTTAGATTGTGGACCATATCAGATGGTGATTCAGCTAATAAACAAATTAAAATATCAATTGAAAATATTAAACCGGATGAAAAAGAGTTTGATGTTGTGGTTAGAAATTTTAATGATACAGATGCAAAACCAAGTAAATTAGAAAGATTTACCCGTTGTACAATGGATAGAAATTCTGATAATTTTATTGGACGTAGGATAGGTACATTGGATGGTGAATATGCATCTAAATCAAGTTATATATTGGTTGAATTAGATGAAGATTCTGACTTTGATGACGCATTCCCAGCCGGTTTTGTTGGGGTACCTCAAAGGGATTCTGATTCGAATAATAATACTGGTGTTCAAAATCCATCAATATTATATAAAACAACATATGGTGTTTATGAAAATAAACGAAAGTATTATTTAGGATTATCTGATACAACCGGAATTGACCAAAACTTCTTTAATTATAAAGGTGTACCGGATTCAAGTGAAACAAATATATGGACGGGTAATACAAGTGGTTTCCATATGGATATTTCTGCCGCTACAGCTACAATTGATGGAATTTCGGAGGTTGTTGATATTACGGGTGGTACATATACACCAATATATACTTTTGAGGTTGGTAATTCTGAATTTAGAACTGATAGTGGTATAGTTGGAACCGATTATGAAAATATTAGGGCTCGTAAATTTACATTAGCACCATATGGTGGTTTTGATGGATGGGATATATATAGAACTAGAAGAACTAATCAAGATACATATGCTATTAATGGTATAAAGGGTATTAATGGTCTTACTCAAGAAAATTTCACCCCATTAGCGTTAACAAATGGTCAAAATGGTATAACCTCAGATTATTACGCATATTTTGAGGCTATAAGAACATTTGCGAATCCAGAAGCAGTTAATATAAATATATTTGCAACACCAGGTATTGATACATTTAATAATAGTAATTTAATTGATGAAGCAATCGAAATGATTGAAACAGAAAGAGCAGATTCATTATACATTGTAACCACACCAGATACTGATTCTGCTGGAGACATACTAGATGTTGATGATGTTGTTGATAAGATAGATGGTGAATTTGATAGTAACTATACCTGTACTTATTGGCCATGGATTCAAATTAATGATTCTGAAAATAATCAATATATGTGGATACCACCTACAAGGGATGTGGTTAGAAATATTGCTAGAACGGATAATATTGCATATCCTTGGTTTGCATCGGCTGGTGTTAATAGAGGTAGTGTTGATGCTATAAAAACAAGAAGTAAATTAACAATAGCACAAAGAGATACCCTTTATGATGGTAGAGTTAACCCTATTGCAACATTTGCATCCGAGGGTGTTAAAATATGGGGTAATAAAACACTTCAAGTTTCAGATACTGCATTAAATAAAATTAACGTTAGGCGATTATTGCTACAAGCAAGAAAACTTATATCAGCAGTTTCAATCAGATTATTATTTGAGCAAAATGATGATATTGTGAGAAATCAATTCCTAACACTAGTTAATCCTATATTGGATAGTATTAGGTCTGAAAGAGGTATAACAGACTTTAGAGTTACAGTTGATTCTTCACCAGAATCAATAGATAGAAGTGAATTAGTTGGTAAAATATATATTAAACCAACAAAATCATTAGAATATGTTGTTGTTGAATTTAACCTTACACCAACTGGTGCTTCGTTCGAAGATATATAATATATTATACTATATGATATTTAAACCACTATCTATTTTAGTTAGTGGTTTTTTTTTTATCATAAATTTAAGATAAATGTTTTAACACCGGCGTTTGGTATCGCAATGCATTTACCAATAGACATTTGTTCCATAACCCATTTATGTTTCATTGGTTGACGTTGTTTTGCTATACCCTCATCAACCCAATAATTCATGAAACCACCCTTAGAATAACCAATAAATTTAAATCCAACAGATTCCATTGAAGAACCTAAATTATGGTCATAATCCGAGTAAAATTTAATGTGATTAACTGAAATCTCATTCTTACCGATAACCATTTTTTTATAATTATCGATAAAATATTTTAATAATTTTGATGAACCACCATTAACATGATGAAATTTTAATGTTCCAACCCTAATAATTTCTATAATATCATTTTGTTTACCAAAAAAGTTTAACCCAAATGTATATAACATAACTAATGTACCACTTTTTAACCCATTTTTATCTTTCTTTAAATAAAGACCTAAATTTAGTGATGCACCACGTTTACCATAAAAACAATTTTCTTCTTCAAATTTCCTAGCCTCTTTACTATCAACAACCTTAACTATGCAATCTCTAGCATATATCTTATTTGGTGTTTTACCAGCCGCATGTAAAATATAAGATTTTAATACATCTTTTTGTCTTTGATTATTCCACTCAAAGTCTTTAATCCATAACTTGAATGAATTATTCTGTTCAGCTTCATAACTTAAATTAAAGAAAAAATTCTTATCAACACCTTTAATACCGAATTTATCATAGTTTATTGGATATTCACGAGATGGTATATATTCTATCTCATATAAACGTTTCCCATTTGGATTACCAAAATGTAAACAAAAATTCGAATATTCAGTACTATATTCAATATCATTGAGGTCTAAAAATGATTTTATTTCACTAACATTTTCAATATCTTTATCATTAAGATAACATTCCATACATTATATTTTTAATTAATTTCAAATAATTATTATAATTAACCATTTATTACGCAATAAATTACACCACCAAATGTTACCGTTTTAATCTTTTCATTCTCAATATCGAGATATGTTACTCTCTTTTTTCTGTTCATTATCTTACAATATTCGCTTACAGTTACAAGTCCGAGACGTTCTGCACACTCGTGCAATAATTCTATTGTAGTTTCGGTGTCTAAATTCTGAATATTTCGTTTTTGTTTAACTGTAAGTTTCATTGTTTTAGTTATTTAGAGCGTTTTGCAAAAGTGTGTATCATACATATAAGAGAGTTATCGGTCATGCTAAGACACACTATCAATTTCAGCTTTCCAATCAAAGCAATCTCTTTCGGCAACATTTGACGACATCCAATCTGCAACATCAGGATATTTGTGCATTTCAATTTCATCCCCATTTTCGGCAGCTTTTAAAAGTTGCTCATAGATTTCTTTCGGCATTTTTACATCACCGTAACCAACTTTGTAAGTAATGGTTAAATCAAGTTTTTTTACTGTTTTTGTTTTTGACATGATATTTATTATTTAAGTTAAAAATTCGTTTGACAGAAGCACGAACCGATAACATGCGTTTGGCTCAATGGCGGGTTTAGTGCTTAATTGAGCTTTGTGCCTCGCATCGGCTTTTGTGGTATGTTGACAGTTCCGTGCTCCGAAAACCGCCACTGCGCCAAGCGCAACCACGTTATACAATAGTATTTTAAGTTACTGCTTTTCTATTTCAAGTTTTTTATTTAATTCTTTTGACTTTTTAACTGATTCATCATCAAAATGAGAATCCAATTCTTCTTGTGTAATTTTTAAAATACCATTTCTTATAGCTTCTGAACAAGCTGAATGTATAAATTCGTTATCTCCAGAGTTTCACATAATTTTAATATTTAATTGTTAAATTTAAACATTCGTCTATTTTATTTGGTGAAATATTATGTATTTCAAATCCGTGTTTTTGAAATAACTCTTGTAATTGCCTATTCAAATATTTTATTCTAATTGAAATAAATCCACTTTCGTCAAAATCTGAAACTATTTTAACATCTGAACTTTGATTTGCTTTAAACAAATTAACACATAAGTGTATTATTGCTTCATATTTATTTTTTCTCATATTTTATCTCTTAAATTGTTTCTTAAATCTCTCTTAAATTATTACTTACCATTGCATAACATCAACTAATCATTACTACGTTTCACTACGCAATTTTTAGTTGCGTACCGTTATATGCAATGCTACGTTATTGCTTCGTATTAAGTTTCATCGTAACATTCTTTTGTTTTATTTTTCTCCAACGCTTTTTATTGGGAATAATCCAAATTTCTTAAAAAACGATGTTAATTTTTCACCTATTAATATATAATCTGGTGTGATTTCATCTCTTGTGTAATAATCACCAGTTTCAACACCTAATGGTGCCCTACCATAATATTGGTCTTCTTCTGAGTGGAAATCAAAATATTCATCACCATTTTTTACCACTGCCAATGCACCGTATTTTTCAAATTCTTCATTAGTTACCGAATGATAATCTTTACCTAATTTATTCGCTATTTGATATACTATTGCCGTTCTTGCTTTATCAATTTGTTTTTTATCGGTAGCGTATAAAATTTCCTCTAAATAATCCATCACATCACCATCAACTGAACCAGCATACATATTTTTCACAAAATCACCAATGGTGGGCATCAAACCATTTTGCTCAATTGATGGTAAATTATGTATTGTTGTTCCGTGATACAAAGTTTTTTCATTTAATATCTGTTGTTCATTCAAATCTAATAAACTTTCTATTGTGTTCTTTTCATCCATAAATCTAACTGTTGCTAACAAGCAATATATGTAATTACCTATTAAGGTTTGTACTAAAATTTTAAGTTCGTGTAGGCAACTACATATATTACCAACCGTTATAAGTCATTTAAACTAACAACATCTAATTGTATCAAATAACCAAATTCATCTTGTGAATAACAATATAATTTATCACTTCTTAATGATATTAATAAATCACTTATCTTTATTTCGTGTTTATTTGACAAATCTTGGTATAAATGACTTATAACACTAGCTATATTTAATTGCTGTGTTTGTATATTAACGGAGTTCTGTTCTTTGTTCATAATTTTGTGGTATTTGATAGTTTAGTATTTCAAAATCC